TATTTCCGTGAAATGCCCATTCGAAAAAAGAATGCTTTAATAGCTCGTAAAAAATATTTGAAAAAAAATACCAAGATTAAAGAAATTGAGAAAGTTATTATTGACTTGCAACTTCCTAGTCATATCAATATTCTGAATCCTAAAGCTAGGAAAAGATTAAGAAAAATAACAAAAAGATTTCGAGATTATTATCATCGTAATGATGTATGCTTAAGGTTAGACTTTAAGAATACAAAGAAAATGTACTCAGATGGTACTCTTTATCTGCTAGCAGAATTAGAAACACTCACACTAATAAATCAAGCTATAACTTTCAAAATTGTGCCGTCTGATGAAAAAATTGTTAATCAAGTACTTGAACAAACAGGAATTCTTAAACTTTTAAAACAAAAGCTTAAATTTGATGATGATGAGTTTGATGAGTCTGTAAGATATTGGAACTATGCGAGTGGACACAATTCCGAAATTGATTCTGCAGATTCAATGTTAGATGACTTTAATGAAATTCTTTCTGAGGATACTAGTAAAAATATTTTTACATCTTTAACTGAAGCATTAACAAATTGTCATCATCATGCATATCAAGAAAAAAGATATCCTAATGAGACTAAAAGTATAAAAAAATGGTGGCTTTTCTCTCAAGAATTGGATGGACTACTAACAGTATGTGTATGTGACTTAGGGATAGGTATCCCCCGGTCTTTAATAAGAAACACTGAAAATGTAAAAGAGGATTGGTTTACACGATTAAAAGACTTTATTACCGAAAATAGAACTAAATATGATAAAGATAGTGCTGCTATCAAGGCTGCTATTGAAATAGGTAATACTCGAACCAACCTTCCTAATAGAGGTAAAGGTTTAAACCAAATTATAAACAAGATTAATACAATGTGCGGACATAAGGCATCAATTGCAATTCACAGTAACAAAGGTTCATATATAATTAATAGAGGGTTCATGACGGATTTGCCTATTACTGATATCATTAATGGTGTGGCTATTCCTTATAGTGAATCTATAGATGGTACCCTTATTTTATGGCAAATACCTTTGGATAAGCAAAAAGTTGATGAAGCTTTGGTAAAGTCAGATGAGTAAAAGTGTTATGAAAATTAATGTAGCTAAGGATTTTTCAAAGAATCCTTCTGGTCGTTATATTGACGATGGAAAAACTTCAGGTGAAGTATTCCTAAAAAATATACTTTTACCTGCTGTTAGAACTCATGACATTGTTGAAATTAACTTTGATGGCGTAAGAGGTTATGGCTCTTCCTTTTTGGAAGAAGCATTTGGTGGTTTTATTCGTGAAACTAAAATGTCTCTTGTAGAGTTTTTTAATAAGGTTAAGATCATTACTCAAGATCCTTTATTAGAACAAGAAATTAAAGGATATCTTGAAGAAGAAGTTCATCGATTAAGTGTTTAAATGATTAGATGTCAAACATTGTTAAAGATATAATTTTACCATTATTACCTTCTGCCTTAACAATCATTGGATGGTGGATTGTAGGTACAAGAGATAGTAAATCAAAAAAAAATGCTATTCATAATAAGAGAGTAGAAGCAGCTACAGATTTGATAGATAGAATATTAGTTGATGCCAAAATATTTTATTCACAATCGGGCAGTGCCCTTGAGTCTAAAAATATGCGGTCTTCAATTATTAGTAATTTTAAAAAATTGAGTTCAATTATTAATTTACTATCAAATGAGTTAAGTGCTACTGATAAACATTCATTAGCTGTAGCTTTTATTGAATATAAGAAGATTGTTACGGGTGGGGAGTTTGAAACTCTTTCAAGGTGTGCTATCCCTAGTTCTAATCAGTTCTATTCTGATATTGATAGTTTATATAACGAGATCTATATCGAATTAGAAAAAACATACAAATTTTAAATCAGTAATTTTTTTATCAGTTAATTAAATGAAACCCGCGAAAGCGGGTTTTTTATTGCCTAAAGGAAAGTTATGTACAAGTTAAAGCTAAATCCTCAGACCAGCGGCTATGGCGTAACACCGGGTGATGATGTGAAACGTCAGCAAATGGATGGTGGGCGTGGTCGCTATTACATCGATGTGAAGCGTAATAGCCATATTGTTGATGTGAACTGGAATTTAAGTAAAACCGATTTCAATAAAATGATGGCATTCTGGCGGATCTACCAGAATAAGCCAGCTTCATTTTATGCGGATCTGGTGATTGATCAGGGAACACGTCAGCAATATCAATGTAATTTCATTCCGAACTCGTTCAAGACCAATGAAGTGAACGGCAACCTTTACCGGGTAAATGCTCAGCTCGAAGTTGTTCAAAACCAGCCTAACCTTGCTGCAGATATAGCATTAATTAAAGATTGGGAGGTCTAATGGATAACGAATATGCCAAATTCTTTTTCAATCGAAAAGTTGATGTTTATCAACTGGAATGTATTGAACTCTCACACCCTTCTTTTATGAATACTTACCGGGTAGTCCGTAATGATGATCGTGGGGTGTATGTTCAGCACAATGAAGGTGAAGGGCAGGTGCTTTATGAATACCTGCCTATGACAATTCAAAGATCCGGAATGCTGGGCGATCTAGACCAGACTTTAACAGTCTCTATTTCAGGTCTTGGTGATATTTTGCCAGATGAGTTTGAACGGGTAATAGAAGGTCAATTTCCGGATGTAAAACCAACAGTTAATTATCGGCTTTATAGTTCAGATAATTTAAATACACCGATGCATTATCTGCTTGGCTTACAACTCGCCGGTGTTTCAATGAACCATAAAGCTGTGACGTTCAAAGCTGAATCTCCACGATTAAATACCGCTAAAACTGGAGATATCTTTGCACTAGACCGCTTTACTGGTCTCAAGGGGGCTATATGAAAAGTCATGATCATTTGCTTGATAGACAATATGACGAGGAAAACTACAACTGTGTTCATTTTGCTCATGAAGCTGCATTGGATCTATATGGAATAGACCGGGCGGAAGCACTTGAATTGTTTATGAAGCCTATTAAAGAAAAGGTATTTCTACCATCAAGGTTAAAACTTTTAAATCCACTGCCCATGCCCAAGGAAGGCTGCATAGTCGCCTTTCACTCGAGATACCGAAACAAGCCCCCACATGTGGGGCTTTTTCGTTTGGGCCGTGTTCTACATTTGATGGAAGGCGGAGTTACTTTTTTATCCGAAGAAGTGATCAAGGCAATGGGTTTTAGTCGGGTCAGTTACTATGATTAAGATTATTTATAAAAAAGATGCTTTGTCTGAAGAAAAGACGATTGAGCAGGCTCAAACCATCGGACAATGGCTTACTTCAAAATATGATTATATGCCTGAACATGTCCGTATTTTCCATACGACAAGTAATATGGATCATGCAGAAATTTCATTTGCGAATGAAGTCACGCCGAAGAATGCATATGAATTAAAGCAGCTCGATTTCTTGCCAGGCACTTTCATTGTAATTGAGAATCCCAAGGGTATAGACCCCATAACTCTAGCTTGGATAGCGGTTGCTTCTATAGTTATGGGTGTGGCTGTTGCATTATTAATGCCTGTGCCCTCAATTACCCAAACCAACCAGAATAACAATCAATCCTCGTCTGCAAATAACGAATTATCAAACCGTGAAAATAAAACTCGCGTAAATGGTCGTATCGCAGATATTTATGGTGCCGCTCACGATACCCCTGATCTGATTACTGTGCCTTACAAGGTATATGAAAACAATGTCGAAGTAGAGCATGTAGTCGGTTGTATTGGTCGTGGTCACTATAAAATTAACGGTGCATATGACGGTGAAACCAATATTGTCGATATTGCCGGTGCATCAGTAGAAGTCTATCGACCAGGCGTTGATATTGTCTCGGGTGAGCCATATTTTTCGCTTGGTACCGAAATTACAACTCCACCCTTAACGGTTCAGCATCAAACTTCAGTTAATGGCCAAGTTTTACGTCCTGCAGATACACAGTCTTTAGAAGGTACTAACTATCTTCACTTTGCCTATCCAAACGAGATCCTTCGGGCAGCGGCGAACAACACAGATTTAACCACTAAGTTTGTAAGTAATGACCGCGTAGAAATCACCAATGCCTCATTCACGTTTAACGGCCAGACTTATGATTTAAACGGCACTTACAGCGTTCTATCGGTAGCTGATGATCGAATGACGTTATCAAATCCGGCGGCCGTTAATGCAAACTGGTTAAAGCTTAAAGAGTTAAGTACCCAGCAAACAGCAGCTTTGTCACCAAAGATCAGTTCAATAGGTGAAAAGTGGATTGGTCCATTCATTCTGGACAATGTTGAACGTAGTCGGGTGCTGTGTAATTTTGTGGCCACAAATGGACTTTATACCGTTTCTTCAGGTGGAAATCAGGGTGCTGTAAACGTCACGATTGAAGTTGAGGTAACACCGGTAAATGAATCTGGTGCAGCGATTGGTAATCCGATGCTGAAACAGATCATTTTGAAGGGTTCGGCAAAGTCACGTCAGACCGTTGGTGCAACACTTGATATGGTCACGTTTCAGGGGCGTTGTAGTGTCCGTGCACGCCGTTTAACACCAACA